CTCCAGCGGTCGTTCTCGTTCTTCTCGACCAGCGCTTTGCTATAGACCCTTGCTTGCCTTCCTTGTCGCTTCGCAACAAGGTGACTTCGCTTGAGCCCCGGACGCCGCACCAACCGGCAAAACTGAATTATTATATCGCGTGGTCCAAAACATAATACTAGCACCTGGTTCATCCAGGATTATTCATAACGGAACCTTACAGGAACCTTGAAGGGCTTATTTTAGCCGATACTAGCAGGAGATACACTCCAGTCGAAGACGCTTGACAATACAAGAATCCAACCTACGTCTAATAGGTGAAAGTATTTTATATATAAAAACCGCCAAAATCTTATAATCTTAACGAGAGCCTGTACAAATACTAGACAATTTGCAAACTACTAAAAACCCCGCTAAACCGAGGCAAAAATTTTTATTTGCACATTCTCCTATAGTATTTAACTTTCAATAAATACAGGCTCTCTCTACTCGTCCCCCTTATAAAAGGATCTGTAGAAAGACTATCATAGATAGTAGCGGGTTGTGCGTTAAGCGCACATTTGAGTGTTTAACGTCACTCCTGACGGGTGGTTTACCACCATTTCTTATTCCAATGAGCCTCTAATTGAGGATCTCCCATTGGAAGCATTCGTTCCAACTCAGCCAACCGAGATTCCCATTGAGCTCTCTGCACTTGTTCATCAAAGCAGGGCTCGGGCTCCTCTTCTATCGTTGGTAGAGGTGGTGATGTAAAAGATGTTTGGGGAACTCCGATTAAATAACCAAAGTTAAAATCCTCACCAATCATTCTATGAACGAACAACGGAATGGAATTGATCATCTCCAAAGCTGTACCTCTATTATAAGGTGCAGCGTGGAGCGGAACTCCATCAATATCCGTTGCCAGCTTTGGACGTCCTACTGGTGTTAATATAGTAGGATAAGGCTGGTAGAAAGGTATATCTAGCTCAAGATACTCTTCTAGTGCAGGAAAGTATAGAGCCTGAGGATTACTCACTGTATGAAGAAAAGCATCACCTTCTGCAGTTGTAATTGCGGTGTTGCCATTATCAGTGGTTCCGTATGGTTCCAATGCAATATTTGTAATCGTACCCGCCGAATCGGCAGCCGGAGAAAACAGAATTCGTACTCCACCAGACATAAGTCTGTAAATTTGTGAAATATACGAAAATGTATCTGTTACTTGTCCTGACTGTTGAGTCGTGTAGGGATATAGAGTAGTCGTATTGGTTGGATCAGTTACTGGAATAGGTGCCTCAAACATCCGAGTATATCTTTTAAGAACCTGCCTGAGTGACGTAACAGCTTCTCCCATGCTTATAACATTTGGGAGAAAATCTGACATCTTACGTGACTCAAACAAATTCTCAGGTTGTGCCATATATTGAACTGTAAACCTTTCCGGTGGTGGTGGAAAGGGTTGTACATCTGCTCCAACTATTTGGAGATCTTGTTTACGAGTCAAATAGGCAAATTGAAAATCATCAGCAGCAAAAGATTCCATCAATATTTCGATGTTATTTGCAGCTGTATTGGGATTTCTCAAAGAGTTCAATATTTCGATAAAGAACAATCCAGTCGGTGTATCCGACAGAATTGCACTAGGATTAATCGTGTTGACATCGTGTCTTATCGGCATCCAAATAGCATTAGACACAAAGGGAATCGTAAATGCAAATGAATTAGCATCACGAGAATCAATAACCTTTGTATAACACATATCACGATCAATAGTAGTGAGGTCAGTGTCCAGATCTGCACCTGGAACCCAGACCACTCTAAATCTAACTGAATGGAAGGGTGTCTTCACCATTTTGAAATTATAGCAGAGACCTCCTCGCCAAAATGTGAAAAGCTGCGAAAGGTATGACAAATATGTATTATTCCATACAGTCACACTTGAAGCAGTATTCTTCTCACATGAACCAGGGTGCACAGGCCATTTAAATACAATGGTTCCTGGTGCATTGGTAGCAGTAATTGAAAATCTTGAGGTAAATAGTGGCTTTTGTACTATGGCAGCCAATGCCATTTCATCTTCATTAGTACCGAAGACAGATCTTGGTGTCTCCGTTTGATTTCTCGCGTCTAGGCCCATAGGCTTAGCAAGAGCTTTACCATTAAAATTGGCAAAATTTCGGACGTATTTGAGGTCAACAGCTGTGACAATATCATCTTCAGTCGGTTTAGACCAACCAAACATACCAGCCACACCTGCGCCAATATCCGAAAACCATGCAATTCCTTTGGCAGCTTCACCAACAATGGGAATATCCCCTAATTTGCGAGCAACTGATGAGGTCGAGGAGAGTAGATTTTCAATATCTCCTTTCTTCTTCTCAGATCCAATTTTATCATTAGCTTGAATAGTATATCTTTCAAGCGTAAAATCAATCTGGGGATGACCTGTGGGCATTTGAAGATCGATGTCTTCAAAATGCATCCATACAGACCCCTCTACATTTCCGATGCCAGTCAATGCTGAATATACGTAAATGCGGAACGTTCCCATCGTTCCTGTGGCGTTGAGTAAATCAATATGAGTCAACGGACACATAAAGGGTATGCGGATCTCAGCTGAAGTAGATTCTCCAACATCAAGTTCCACATGTCGATATCCGGTAATTCCCCCAAAATGGGATTCAGATGAAGCAACAGCAGTCAATGAGCTCCTAAATGGCACAAACCAACCAATAAGTCGGCCTGCGTTAAAAGGTTGCGCATTAACTTGAATCCGTAGAACTGCTGTTCCTCTGAAATATCGAAATCCGAGTAATTTTGATTTAATCATAGTTTTGGCAAACCACGCAAAAGGAAGATCAATTCCTGGAATCACAGCCGTAGCTGGTATTTGCGCAGAAGTCCACTCAAACTCATCAACCACAATGGGTCGAGCCATAAAATCCTTAATTGAATTTTCGAGTGAATCTCCTGCTGAGACCAGAAAATTAGAGGCGGTAGTCATTGGTGTTTCCGTTGACTGCGCTACCTCACCATCTTCATTAAATTCGACAGTTTGCTCATGAACCACAACCCCATTTGGATTTAGGAGAAGTGATTCCGCTGCACCTACATTAGATGACGACCCTGGTGCTGAGTTCATCAAATTCATTTCATTATTTTGTTCTGCAAGTAATCTTGTTTTACATCATTTTAAGTGAACTTACTTATTCTCACCTAAAGATGTGGCAGGTCAATAGCCATATATTTTTACTTGGGCACACATTGACCAATAGGGGTAAATACCCCTCCCAAGACACAACAAGTGCTCACCGTAGTGAGAATATTATGCACCTGTGCAGGAATTGCTGCAAGACTCTTTTGCCAATCTGAGTCTTGCCCCGATCACCAGGAATTTAATTATCCCAGTCTGCGTACAGACCACAATTGATACCCTCGATTTCTTGATAACCTTCATAGGTTTCAAAATAAACAGGATATCTTTCACCAATTATCCGGGCTGCCTTTTCAAATATTGGCAGTTCGGTTTCAAATGTTTTCTTATCATGCTGCGCCAACTCGCGAACTGCATCTTCTAATATTGAAGCTGTCAGCTCATACGAGTCAATCGTTCCATGATTCCACATCGCCATTTCTTTGATAGTTTCCATTGCAAGAGGTGCTCTATATCGAGCTTGATTCTCATCCCAACGGAAAGTTCTCTTTAGAAAATTGACTTCGAATAGTGTTCTATATGGCACTATATCGCCAGTCTTGGCTTCATCAGTATATTTCATTCCGAGTTCTTTGTATCCTTCAGTAATTGTGACTTGATTAAACCAAGCCACGATTTTATCACTGATACACCACAGATCGTCATCACCATAATTCAAGTGACGAACATATCTGCGGAAGGATCCAAAATTATAATTCTCCGGACTCACTCTCCTAGCAATAGCCATATAGACATATCTTGCTGAAAGAGAATGATAACCACAATTCAATATTGTTGTGATTGGACATCCAGATGGTTGCGAGTGACCCCACATATACACTTCATCTCCAAAAATATGCAGTGAGTTTACGACTTCGCACCAAATTGCTACTCTCACCTTCGTCTCCTCAGGAGTCCCTTCGTACCATTTATTGATAACGTCGAGTATTCTCCAGAGAAGCGATGGGTGAAGAGTGCCATCATAATTCTCAAAATCGCCAGCAAGGATCTTATTTCCTACTTCTGATAAATTTGAGACAATTTCGGTCCAGTCCATTCCATAACAATTTACACCGACACATGATTCAACACTTATTTTGTTTCTCATCATATGTGCGATAAAACCGCCAAAATATTGTCGGAAGATAATGGTAAATACCATTTCTCCACATGAGAACAAACGAGTCTTACAAGCATCAATTTTAGCTTTTAGACGTCGCTCATCCTTTAATGTGTCAATCCAGATTGTGTTAGGTCGAATCCCTAACTTGCAATCTGCCAGGATCTTCTCATATCTTCCACGAACTATCTCGTGATCGAAAATATAGTCAATGTCTCCCAGGTACTCGGTTTTTCCTTTCCCTTTCTTTGACCAACCATATCCTGGAGAGGTAGATCTTTTCATGGGTGAATAGCATATATCGCCTTCTTTCCCAGCAATCGCCTCTTCAAATGATAATACTACTCGATCAGATTCCAAAGTATTCATATTAATCTTTTGGTAATAATCTCGAGCACAGCGATCTAATAATCGCTCATCTATCGGTTTTGAAATTGGACTAGCTTTCGCTCTAGCCATAGCCATCGGATCAAATACTACCTTCTCTCCATCGATCACCTTAGTGACCTTGTGAAGAACTGCAGGTGCCATCGTGGGCTCCTGAATCACACCATATACAGGCGAAGGATGTATTTGAGTTTTTGAAAATCCATGAACTCGTTCTGGGGCTTGTCCAAGCTCATAGAAATTCCCTTCTATCTTGCGCTTCAAATGCCACAAAGTTTCAGTCTCAGACAATTGCTGGACATCCAACTCTATGTTATCAGCACATTCAAAATTTGGGTACATATTAGCCTCTGAAAACTCTAATTGAAGTTTATCTTCTAGAGCTTGGAGAGTTCCACGTGTCACCGGCGTACCTAAACCGGTGAATCGTGGCGCTTCAGTTCCTGCACTATGTATCCCGAAAATCTTATTATTGAAATTCGAGTCGAATGCTACAAGAACTGCACCGCAGTCTCCTGGTGTTGTTTGAATATTATACTTGAAAGCTTTTCGCACTTTCATCTCAATCGTGTTCAATGGTGCGTTATCAAGTATAAAATCGGAATCGACTGCCATCACATCATTACCAAAATACTGGCGTATTCCAATATGTTCATCAGATGGTACATATCCTATTGCCGAAATTTGCTTCAGTGACTTGAATCTTGAAAAGTCATCTGAAGTCATAAATTTCGATGTAATATCCTTGTGTTGATGAACCACCCGTGGGAGTTCTACCAACATAATATCTCTCCGGAAATAAGGAGATAATGGGTCATCTATATATGCCACATTACATTCCTTAAGATTAAATTCAATTCCATCAAAATATCGGTTTCTAATTCTCCACTTATCATTGTTGAGAACTAGATCAGTAATATGCCGGTTCATGAGCGCAAGTCGTCCCTTTATAATTAAAGTATTAACAACATGCGTCCATTTTCCATTCACAAAACGTTCGAGCTTATATAAATTCCTATATGCAACAGATACTATTTCTGCTGCATTTTGGTCAGTACATGCTTGGATTCCAAACGTCTTACCTATAGCGGCCATTTTCTTCTGGAGTGGTCGCACATCAGCGTGCATAACATTCCAGAGAGCCTTCTCCGCTAAAGAAAGCTCTTCATACGTTTGTCCCTTCAGATTTCTATGACCTGAAGGAGCGGTTGACCCAGATGGAATATAATCTTTAATTCCTTCCGTTGATCCTCTCTCCTCACACATAGAGCATGGTGCTTTATAACACTCATCTACTCTATTGCCAGGATGACATCCTTCGACTTTAGCTCTCTTAAAAGCTTTGGTCTTATCAGTATCATATCCCTCAGTCATAAATCTCTGGAGCGCTTTAGTTTTATCCATATCATATTTCTCAATCTGTGCATGCTTAAGAGCTTTTGCCTGGTCTGCTATATACAAACCTTCAGCTCTAGCTCTAGCTTTACCCATATTCTTGGGTTTCACAGTTGGAAACAGATAATCGTAAATCTTATGCGCAACATTATTAGCAACCATGGTGAAAGCGAAAGCCGTAGCTCCTGCAATCATCCAAAAGTGCCGAGGTTCCATTCCATAATGAGCCTTCACATATTTGTGGATAGTATCTATTGTACCAGCCACTTTATAGTGAAGACCTTGAATCCGTTCTTCTTTATCATAATTAAAGAAACAGAGTTCTGACTCCGAAACGACGAGTATCTCTCCGTAGAGAACTTTACAAGATTGTATGTAAAGATTTATAAATACATCGTCCGTCATTTCACCAGGCAATTTCATCTCAAATGCAGTCTTTGCACGCCACCAAGCTCTAGTTACTTTCTTAGCTTTGGTGGGATCCATGCAAAAACATGCACTCTTGACTATACGTCGGCAAAATCCGAACTCTTCATCAGTCACAGGGCCACATTTCGCCATAGCGAAATACGCCTTCTGTTTCTTGAATTCATCATCAGACATTATGGTCTTCATATCAGAGCCAAACATACTCTTTGGTTCTTTGCAATTAAGAAAATCCTGATAAAAATCCCATGGAGAAAAATGCACCGATCCTGTCAAATAATTAGACATAGTTCGATGTTTGTTCTCAAATAATGGGTTCATATAAAATTCCCAGCTCTTTTTATTAGGGCTGTTAAATCCATTACATTGCATTGAATATCGAGGCAGTTTATCATCAAATTTAGAATCATCATGAGAACATTTGAAAGCATTGTGCGTATTTAGCTCATTTACCTTCATTGCTAATCGTGCTCTAAATATTTGTAGCATTTTCAGCTGTTCTCTCATCGTCGCCATACTTCCTACTCCTATAGCATTTTCTAGACAACCAATATTGCTGTCTATATATCCAAATTGCTTCTTGAGTTCTCTAACTTGATATAATAGAGTATCTCGAAGTTCTTCAGGAGTAGATGAACATTGGACTGCAAAACGTTCAGGGGCTTTCCATGAGCCACTCTTACACCTTGCAATTGCATCAATCATATGTTCATTAAGTGTCTGGTTAAAGGCTTCAAAGTATTTCATATTGTCAACCGTAGTTGTAACAATACGTTTCGCTATTTGCCAAAAAGTCAAATCACTCTCAAGAACATCATCATTGGGAGAATCTTTATCGATAACATCAAATAATACACAGTCTAACATTGGATTATGTGGAAGGCTTTCACCCGCATCAAGTCTCTGCTTGATTGCGGCATTAACCTTCATTTTATCCAAAATTTCAACTGTCTTACCACTCTGGGTAGCATATTTCATATAATCGGGATGTGGTTTTTGTCGAATTTTAAGATCCACACGTTGAATTACTGCTTCTGCATTCGTCAAAGATGTCATATCAAACTTTGATCGATTGCTAGTCCATATAACGGACTTGGCTTGAAAATAGGTAGATCTCTTATCTTGGAGATCTGCCATATTCAATTGCCAAAAAGCTGTATTCGACATGTGAATTGCTTCAATAAACTCTTCATTTGGATTCGCTTCATTATCTTTCTTCGCTCCAAAATCATCACATACTACTACATTAATTCCAGATGAATATCCATCCCAGAACTTAGCTCCTGGTCTTCTGAAAAATGTTTTCTCATGAAGATCCAAAGGGCTAGTAGCTCCTAATGCTGCTTGTATTTCAGCAATAAGAGCCCACAATATAGTAGACTTTCCAACTCCTGATGCTCCAAACATATGAGTAATCGATGGTGCTACTCTAGGTTTGGTTTGACCCGCACCGCAATTTCCTGCAGTCTCACGAGCTCGCATCAAAAACATTATGCATTGATTAATTGCTGATCGTTCACTATATGGAACTTTCAACATATCGAGAGTACGTAATATTGACATTCCTCTTTGAAGTAGAGATTCAACTGTATTTTTCAGTTGCTCATTATTCTTCAAATCAGATTCAAATCCGGGCTTCATCACTGATTGGACTTCATCCATCCAACCATTGACATTTTTCCATTCATCCATAACTGGTCGCTCAACTCCAAAAACAGAAATACAGAAGGCATCTATCGCCTCTGTAATTATTCCTGATCCCAGAGCAGATACATCCTTAACCGATTTTATAACTCCACTCAATCTGGAGAATCGATTAAAAATTGTATCAAATGAATTGGATCCTGGCATTACTCTCAAAAATAATAGAGATAGTAATACTGATATAGACCCACCAAGCAGAGGTATCATCGAAGTAAAATCTGCAGCTCCATCAGCTATTTCCGTAAAAGAAGCTTGAGCTGTAAATCTCTCAACAATATCTGATTTCTGCTTAGCAATGAATTCCGAGATCTTATTGTAAATATTAGTAAAGAAATCCGTAGCTTTCCTTACTGTATCATCTCCCAATTGTAAATTCATTATAAATTGTGATATACTGAGAATACATGTTGATGGGCGATCAATATTGCGCCAAATATTCAACATACATAATACAGCTGACATCAAATGTGACTTTAAATTAGTCACCTTTGAAAATATGTCCAATTTATGCATAATCATATCAACAAATGGTTCATATCCAGCCAAATCTACTTCGTGCTTAATCGTAAAAGCACTAGGTAGTCCAAATTGCATATGGTATCGTTCAGTAGCATTAACACGAATTTTCATGTTAACATATCCTTCAATCTCTTCAATATATGCTGTCACAAGTCTATTAAATTTAGTTTGCTTGCGACGAGCTTGAGCTCGAAGAATATCCACTGTATATTTATTACCACGGAGTAAACATTGCACTGCTCTCGTAAAAGCAGCATATTCGAAAGAGACATGTGGTTTTCTATGAACCACACATCGCTTACAATTTACTTTCAAATCCGTTTCCTGATTCAAGGTAAAATTTTCCTGAAAGAGCTCAATGAGTTCAAGGAAAGTTTGATTACCATAATATTTTCGAATCTTACTATCTAACACAGCATAACTGTTAATGTCAGATAGTTTTTGGTCATCATCATTTTGTTCAACTGAAGCAGCCATTGCTGGCACTTCTTCAGAAGCCTCGGGTTTGCTCTCCCCACCGAAGATGTCGGTAGCCACGCCAGATTGAGGAATCTGGTTGGGAAGATTATTTTGATCAATACTAGAAATATTCATGTTTGGTCATAAATGATTTGAGTCCGCAAATCACGGTCCATTTTATACATACTGGAAATGTCCTCTTTACAACGAGGAGTTGTCCTTAGTCATAAGATTTGGTTGTGTACTCGAAGTATAAACTAATGTTCTTTATGGTATGTTTTCATCCTAAAAGGAATACTAACGTTCGGGAACAATGCAATACACATTCCAAAAATCAAAATTAATTGGGCATGATAATAGCGTAAGAATATATCCTATATTATCTTTCTGCGGATATATAATTCGTCATCAGTCTAATAAAAGCATCCGTTAACAATATCATAGAGCCTACATAAATGCGGGTAGTATAAATATTATCTTCGAAACATCAATTAAAAGTCCTAAAGCTATACAATTTAATAAAAATTAAAAGGTGTAGTTTAAGCCAAACGGGCATCTCAAGTATATGTAGCAGCAATACGAGAGTTGTTTGAAGTCACTCTGCAAAGGACAAGATTTTCTCTGACCGCGTATCTATAAAACGCGTCAAATAAGGCGGAGGAGTCGGTAAAA